ATGATAAACAGAGAAGACATGCTGGAGCTTACAAGACGGATGACCCTTTCCCGCACCTCCTTTACCAGAATTGCAGGATGTTATGTTGACAGGGATGGGGATTTTGATGGGAGTTTTAATATTAATTTTCTTAAATTATCGGCATCAGAACGGACAAAGAAACTGAAGCTGGCTAAGGAAATCCCCTTTGCAGCCACGAATGTGAACCTGAAAAAGTACGAATATCCTCAAGGTGCGCGGAAACCAGGAAGTATGTGGCAGCTTCTCATGGCCATGAATGAATGCGGCCTGAAAAATGATGCCCTGATGGATACATTTTATGATGTTATTATGGAGCATTACCGTGCAGAGAGGGAGTATGCCATCCTGGTTTTCCATGATCGTTATGATATCCCGGCAAAAGGTTCTGACAAGGAACGCCAGTGGGAATCAGAGGAGGTATTTGAATATATGATTTGCGCTGTCTGCCCCCTGAGCGGGGAGTATGAGCCGGATAAACCCGTATGCGGCTTTTTATTCCCTGCCTTTACGGACAGAAGCGGGGATCTGAATCACATTGACGTATTTCAGGCGGATGCTGGCAAGCCTCACAATGAAATACTGAAGCTTTTGGAAATTATTTGACAGAGTTTGGGCTTCCGGATTCTGGAGGGTGTGCATAAAACCTCCAGAATCCAGAAGCCCTTTGCCGGCAGATGTAAGGAATATGGGACCTTATGATTGGTATATATGATTGGACTGGATTGAAAAGATATTATTGTATTCCCTGATTATACCTATAATCGCAGAGGAACATCATTTCCCTGTGGGACTTAATTCTTTACATCTGCCAATAGTGCATGCCCCTGTCATTTGTTTTATATCGTCCAGGTTCCGGGCGCCGTTATCCAGAGCTTCCAGAATCTGTGCCTTTGTGACACCCGCGCAATAACATATCACTTCACGATTATCCATTATCATTCTCCTTTATCATTTTCTGATAATTTCACTATATCACAAACACTCCAATATATCTATAGAAGCACTGCGCGCGGCTTCCTTTTTCTGGCTTATCCAGGTGAGATGTGATAAAATAGAGACAGATAGCTTTTGACTGAACCCCTCACTGAAACTTGCAGTCAGCGCCAGGCACCACAGAGCTTTTGGCGGGAAAGGCTGGTCATAAATGAAAAAAATAAAATGCCCCATTTGCCAGAAAGAGTTGGAACAGGACAGCATACAATGCCCTTACTGTAAATATAGATTCAAAATCGTGCCCAAGCGCGTTAACAGTCCGGAAGATAATAAAATGCGGTTAGACGGTTACCTGGTATCCGATATCCGGGACTGTCTGGTTCATACCGAAGAAGATACACTGGAACGGTTCAGAAAAGCCCAGAACAAGCCGGAGTTTAACCCTTCCGCCGGATTTGGAGGAAACCTTTGGTTTGCCAAAAGAGGCATGTTTGACATTTCCCTGTGGCTCATTGTCCTCAATATGACAGCAGTCCCTCTGATGGCTGCCGCTTATGGATGGATGCACAAGGGAAGCCGTTCTCTGCCTTATGATACCGGCTATGTATTTCTGTTCCTCCTTATTATGCTGGCGTTGGAATTCTATCCTTTGGGAAAAATAGCGGACCGGATGTTCTGGAAACACACCAGGGAAGTTCTCGATTTTCATGGGTGTAACGACAGGGCAGAGGAAGAGAACCCGGAGTTAAAAAAGATGCTGGCAGAGGACGGCGGACTGTCAACGGCCAACAGTCTGATCATTCTTGGACTGGATCTGCTACTCATGTTTTTCTGTAAACAGGTAACCACAGCAATTTTTCTGTATTTCAGCTACACCAGATAAAGGGGGAGACAATGAAGCCATTGAAAAAGAGCACAGGAATCCTGGCGGCGGTCATCCTTATTGTCATGATATCAGGACTTTTGCTGGCCAATCAGATGATTGATCACCTTGAAAATAATATAACCACGGATTATACAAAGGTATACCATGATGACCTGAATCGGCTGCTGGGAGAGGGGTGGATGGTGCTGGCGAAAGAGAGCGGCTATACGGTCACGCCCTTTGATTCCACTAACATTTATACATGGGAAATCGGTTATAAGGATAAGGACGGACAGGAGCGCTCCATACTGCTCAGTAACTTTAAGGACAGGAGTATGGAACACCCATTCGGATACTGCATAGAAAAGAATTTCCAGACCATGACAGGAGAGGTATATGCCAGGGATGTAATCAGCCCTGTTATTCCCGCTGTCTGTTGGCAGCCTGAGTACTGGATTAGATTTCTCAATTATTATGTCAGCGGAGACCATATAACAGACAGGCCGTATAAGGACCCTGCTGCAGACATAAGTCCCAGGGCAGAGGTAGCGCTTAAGACATCGCCCCTGTTGGATGAATCTGACAGCAGCATGGATTGGGAAAATCCAGAATCAGATTTTTGTTTGTATGATATTGATTATGCCGGTATCTTCAAAAGGAAGCCGGACCTCTGGTATCTAAGCGTTTCTCTGGATTTTTATTTGGAGGATATGGAGCAAGCTGAGTATGCCGGGAAAGCAGATGCCCTGGAGGAAACCGCGAAGCAGGTTCTGGCCCGTCTCAACGAATATACGGGGCATACAGTGAACGCAGAAATCATTTACCCTACAGGTTCAGACCAGAAGGGCACTGCATATCATCACTGGTATGTCATAAACGGCGACATTGTGGACCAGTCCGTATCCGATATACAGCTTCCCATATTTGGTGTCGTTGACCCGATGTATAATCACATGAAAAAATTCTATCATCCGGAGCAGGAATATTAAAACAGTTTGGATGAAAGAGATGGTTTCAACATGTCTGAAAATTGCGCGAAAATGAAATCTATATTTAAACTCGGGTATAGTTAGGCCCGGATAGAACGGCCTTTCTAACTATTCGCGAAAGTCTAGTAATCAGTAAGCACTAAACAGTAGGGTCCAAACTCAAGGAACCAACCGCAGAAACTATCTTGTTATGTATATCAGTGAATGCCTTAATCTGGGATTCATATAAAACAATACGCTCATGAATATCAATATCCAAAGTGTCAAAGATTCTTTTATCCCGTTCATGACGGTGTTTTATAATATCCAATTTTTCCGTTGCCAATATGTCCAGATAGAGCAGTTCAGTCTTATTAAAATCCACCTGCATATAACACCCTCCTTTACCATATCTGTAACACACGACACAGCTGGCTCCGGCCTGGCCTGGAATCACCTGCAGGCGAAAATGTGTTACATAAATCCAAAACGAAGATATACAAAACGATTACGATTCGCACCCATAAATCCCCTGGCACTGTCAGCGGACAAGGAAATGAAGATGTCCCATCATATCCGTACACGGCCAGGACTGAACAGAGAGCGGTATATCACAAAAAGGAATGCTACCCCGGCAATGAAGATAATCAGCCAGTAATATGTTCCCTCACTCTGGAGCATCGGATATTCCGCAAGGTCACTGTATACGATGTAATTATTCGCCTGGAGCCGAAAAGAACCTTCCGTGCCGGCTGACCAAGTATAATACCGGGAATCATAGGCAATATATTGCGCATCCTCCGCCGTGAACGTAGTACCATTACAAACCATATCCTTTGCATAAACCAAACGGTACGCATACTGTCCGTGGCGGAACAGCACATAATGAACATTTCCCAGCTTCGGAAGCACATCCGACATATAAGTTATCACTGTGGTGGAAATAGACGAATCATAAGGCGTATACGAGCTATAGACCACAGGAGAATTCACAGTCAGAATATTTGCTACCGTCTGGGCCTTTTTTGTGCGCCCAGCATTAGAAGCACTAGCAACGCGAGCATTAGAACCAGAAGCAACAGGAATATCTTCCATGTCATCATCGTCCTCAATATCAGCCATATCATCCTCATCTTCCTCATCCTCCTCCGCCAGCTCAGGATACAAGATTTCCATTATCTGCTGGTACTGATCAAAGTCCATATCCTCATCAGGAACACTGGAAAGCCACCCATTTACATCATTCGTCTCAGCCTGAGGATATCCCTCAGGAGCCATAAAATCCTCCTCAGTGAGCGTATACTCATCCGCAAAAGACCGAAAACAGTATAAAGCACACAGAACCAAACAAAGTAATACACAATACATCCTCCTCCACATCATAAGCGTACATCCCCTCTAAAGGCCATCCCAAGGAACAATGTAACAACCCGCTGGCCAAGAGCAAACACAATTGCATAGGGCATTGCTTCCCGAATCACATCCGCAAATAATCCAATTGCAACCTGCATCCAATCACCCCCAATCCTGGCGATACCGATTCATCACCGCATATGTATCATAACTATCATAAAGCGCAGGAGAGTGGAACCAAAAAAACCGTTTGATACTGCTGGCAACGACCTCGCCGTCAACCTCCCGGGCATTTTTCGCGTCAATCAACGCATTGACTTGAATGCACCGCAGCACCGTGCGACAGGCGACCGCATAGCGAAACTGCTCCCGGAAAGGTTTCGCAATTCGGCTGAATACCTGGGACGTGCCAACAATATGTTTCCGCTGTTTACGCTGCTGGGAGACGACCGTAAAAATATTGCTGTCCATCTTTTTCGATTCCAGGGAATTGAATTCCAGATGTATCTCATCAATCAGATAAATCACACCAGCATAGCCATTATTAATATCCGTGAAGCAATGAACACCGTCCCAGGGATATACTTCAATGCCATCCGGGAGACGCAAATCCATATTGCTGCACACCTTTACCTGGGGATACAGTTCACAAAGTTTCTGTACATACTGGACAGCACTGATTGTCTTACCAGCACCCTGCATCCCACAGAACACGATAATCCCATCCGGGTCAAAATACTCAGGATGCTGTTTACGGAATTCCTTGTTATACTTCCAGACCTTAAACACATTCCCAATGTCCAGGGAACCCATATACCATTTAAAAGACATGACAACCTCCAAATAAAAAAAGGGAGTGGCAACCGCCACCCCCAACCCTGAGCTACATGGACACCTTACCTTTACGGAATGCTGACATAAGTGTACGGACTGCCTTGCGACCGCCCCACCACATGAACACCAGACCAATGCCGGCACCGATAGCTGTAGCAATCACACCCACTACCGTCGACACGGATATCTGACCCGTCATAGCTGAAATGATAGGCGCCCAGTCCGTGGATGTGACAGTGGCCCCAGCTTCGGATGCCAAAGCCGGAAAAGATGAAACTGCCATAAGACCAGTAGCGACCGGGAGAGTGCCATACTTTTTCAAAGACTGATACAACTTCACCTTAAATCCTCCTTTCTAGTTAATGCCCACAAGTGCAACCTTACCCGATACCGGGTTATATTCTAATTCCGCCATTACATCGGAATAAGGTTCAATACCGGAATACCTGCCATATGCCTCCGCATCCACATAGCAGCGAAGAGAATCCAATCCCTGGGCAAAGCCAGCGACATAAAATGTCTGGGACGGGTCCTTGAAACCCTGCCTTTTTTCAACACCTAAAAACTTAAATTCACCCTGTACTTTCATAACATACCTCCTTAACCATTCAACCAGTATTCAAATATCTAACAGGAGATACAGGAAAATATCTCCCCTCTGGAATTGTGTCCAGAACATCCATACCACTTTACCGCTGATATGGCACGGCCGGAGACTTCTTAAACACCGAACAGATATACCGACTTACACGGATAGCTGTTTCCTCAGCCAGTATATACAAAAATCTGAAATCATGGTAAAATAGTTGTACCCCTACACCTATTCGGAATGACTCAGATTTTCGGAAGGTTACCAATGCACCTACAACAACCACTTTGACATTCGGGGATTAAAGGTTACTCCCCTGGAATACCCTCAGTATATCACATGAGGGGATTAACCGTCAATCCCTTTTTTGAGGAGAAATTATGCCAACAAAAAAACCCAAAGTACAAATTATATTAGACGAAAACATTTATCAAAAATTAAAGGATATAGCAGAACAAGACAAAAGAAGCATAAGCCAAATGGGAAGTATAATAATCGAAAACTATATCAAAAATTTTGAAGCCCAGCAGAACCGGACAGAACAGAAGAGTAAGCTGGAAAAATCATCTATCTCAAAGACTGGTTAAAAAAACTCATGAAAAAACGGAGCAGTACGCGCTGCTCCGCTGGAAGGAGAATACCATGATAAGCTTAATTACAAAATTCATTACATTTGCAACTCAGGATATGACACACATAATTCTATGCCTTTTTGGAATCATCCTTGTCATAACCTTATTTTTGGGTCTTTTTACACTTATTAAAAACTTTATCTATAACCACATCCATTAAAACATAACAAACTGCAAGGAAAGAGAATCCAGAACAAAGACCAATGCCATACCAACCAAGCCAATTATCTACAGGAATAGTAGCAAGGGCACGTTCAGTATCGGCAAATATTAACCAAAGAAACACTCCAAAAACAAAAGCCCAAAAAAACATTACAGAACAACAGAACCATAACACGATTTTCTTTAACATGAATACCTCCTTGACAGATTACGATTAATAAGCTACACTAATATCAAACCTCATATATATTAACTGATTGGGTCATGTCCCCATAACACACTTGCGAAACCTTCTTGAACCTTGAACTGTCATCCAGTTCCTGGGACAGAATGAACCGGTCTGTGGCATCCAGGATAAAAACCTCTTCCAAAGGCAAAACCAAATTCCTGGAACACCAATAACGTTTTCTACCATGCAGACCGTTCAACATATCTTTCGTGATGTACTTTGTTATGTAGGACGTGACCTTTTCCATCTCACGAACCCTTGTAGCCGTCATCCAACCCAACTTATAACTGCCTATCTTATATATCTTTTCTTTCGTACGAACAAACTTACTTCTAAGCCCACGGACACGCTTTATAACATACTTACCAGTCCATACTATCTGACGTTCATTCATCCCACTAAATAATCCATGAAAATGATATGCGCCATCCTTATGTTGTTCAGGAACAACCAGATAGGAGAGAGCAGGAGAGGAACGTTTTAGATTATTAAACCATTTACTAAGATACTTTGTACATTCATCATAATCATAACGATTCACTTTATCAGGACTGAAAGTAAAAGTGACAAACCATTCCCATTCATTTGATTTGGCATAATCATAGACCTTTTTCTTTGTTCTTTTTATACTTACATCATCCACATGATTTTTATAATCCTTTATATCAACCAATATTTCCTTACAAACCTTACCGTCAAATGGATTCCGTTCCCCCTTCTTATGAGGCCGTACAGGAATACTTAAATCATCCGTACCAATCGTATTATGATAAATACGATACTGTTTTGTAAGGTCAGGATAAGTGATTATCTTGACATTATACGGTTCCATATTTCCCCCTGTTTTTATAAAAATGAGTGTTAAGTGTTTATACTGTCAAGTAATGGCTACCGGACCGCACCGCTGGTGCGGTTCCGGCAGCCATGCCAACCATTCACTCAATACCCAGGAAAGGAATCTTCCGCAACACATACATAACAATCTTATAAACCTTCTCAAAATTCGCCACCACAATCACGAACGGCAACATAATTTTAACCAGGTCCATGTTAAAAAACAGGAATACAAATCCAAGACCAGCACGCATGTATTGAAAGAGTGAATCCACTACCGTTTGGATCTCTGCCGGCAACTCTGGAAGATTAATCCATCCAAATATCAGTTTCAAGGCAGAAGAAAAGAGGTTAAACACACTTTCCAAAATCAATTCATCATCACCTCATTCCATTTTTCCTCACATAACTGCACAAATGCCATTACCAAATAGATACTTGTTACAGTCTTAATCGCAACAACGACAAAAGAAAAATTTGTATTTAAAAATTCAGTTAGATTAAAGGACATCTCAGGCCAGAGCAGATTTTCCATGATAGTGAAAGAGGGGAGTACCAACACACAGTCTGTCTGGGATGAATTAACAAAAATATCAATGACCTCTAATAGTAAATCAATAGGGAAGGAGAGAAACCCAAACCTTTCACTGAACCAACTATAGAGGTCATCAAAATAAGCCTTAAAATATTCATCCGAGGGAATGAAAAGTTTCTTCAAACCCTCAATGATAAAATTTCCATGGGACTCAATGGCAGTAGTGACCTTATTAGTATTGGCATCATCAGCAGCTATAATGTTATCCGTGTTCATACGATCAGCTTCCAATTGTTCGGCATGCTGGGTATTCATTTTGTTATACAGATTTGTAAATTCTCCAGCAAGCTGATTCCAGAAGGATGTGAGTTGGAAAGAAATGGTCTGAATCGTATTTTTAATTAGTTCAATGATTGTGTCTCCTTGTTCAACCTGCTGGGCCGTATTATCCGCAATATTACTCTGTATATCACCTGTAGTCTGAGAGCCACCAGCAGCCGTATAATTAGGAGTTGCGGATGTCTTAGTAAAGTTAATATCCAAAAAACCACCATACGGGAGATTAATGGTTGAGGTCGATTTAGGAATCAACCAAAGCTGAATATTACTAACCGTGCCAACATCAACAACCGTTGTACAATACCAATCCCCACTTGACTGAGTAAAAGATAAATCCAAACTGCTTTCTTGAGTAGAAACATTCGAATTATTCTTTGATGAATATATCCGAACCAATTTATATTCAACCCCCGTATTGGATGCAAAATGAGCCGAAAGAGAATATACACCGGATGAAGGAAGGGCTGATTTTTCAATTGAAAAAACAAAGTGGGAAACCGAAGCACAATCAGACGGAACTCCAATAGAAGCATAATGGTCCGAATTAAAATATTTAGCAGGAGTAAATTTAAGCTTACCAGACATATCATAATAAGCGACCGATAAATAACACCCGGTTACATCAACCGTATTAGATACATAAGGTAAATCACCATCAGACAAGGGCATAACATCCAATGTGTCAAAATCGTCCGTTTCCATGTAATCCTGGGACAGCAATGCATTGCTAGACGTAGCAACAGGAACCTTAATCGCATCCGATGGAGTAGCAACCATTGCAAAAGTAGTCAAAGGAAATAAAATAACAAAAAAAATAACAAAAACCAAAGAAAAACACAATGATAGAATTTTACGCAGCTTAATAGCAGACATAGAGTAATACCTCCAACTATTCGCGAAAGTCTAGTTTAACGAATAATTAAGACTGATTTAAGTATATAAGGATACATCTTTTAACACTTTTGTTAGGGGGTGTATTTTTTTATGGTTAAGAAACTTTTAAGTGCTCTGTTGGCGCTTTTTATCCTTTCGTCATTCCCCCTGACTGTTTTGGCCGGGGACCTTCCTACATCTACCAATACGATTAACTGGTCAACGGTTGAAGTTTTTGCTTATGGTTCTGGAACCTATAAGAAATCCCTTGGTAAGGTTCAGGAGGCTGGCGGGCAAGGTGCTTTTGGTAAGGAATTTACACCTTCTGACGGTATGGGTATTCAAGGTTTTGTTTTGGTTCTCCCCCGCTCCTCTTTTCCGACAACTGGCAAGTGGAAGGCTCAGGTTTCCATCCAGACAAGTAGCACTTCATTATTGCTTGATAGGATGTATGCCCGTGGCCGTGTTAAAAGACCTAACGCTTCGGATTTATCCGGCCAGCTTCCGAAGATTGCTTCGGACACCATCCCTCCTGACTTCTACACGGTTACATACAACGTAAATAGCCAGTCCCTTACCTCGGTTGAGTTCTTTTTCCCTTATGCGTTTCCTCTTTATGGTACGCAAAGGCTTAACTTTTCCTCGGTCATTTCCTTCCGCGATTATGAATCCGGTAACATTAACAATCCGGTTGCTCCTCTCCCGGATGCATCAGAACAAAATCAGGCGATTGCCAATTCAGTCCAGGATACGGCTAATAATACGGCGGTCTTGGTGCAGAAACAGGATACTATCATTGAGCAAATTGTGGATACCACTCAGACTATCAGTAACCAGCTCCATTCCTTTTGGGACCAGTTGGCGGGTGAGTTCACGAACATGTATAACAAAATGAATCAACATCACTCTGAGGATTTAGCCGCAAACCGGCGCAATACAGAGGATATCATTGATTCCCAGGAATCTAACACCACGAATATCATTAATAACAATAATGCAAATACGGATAAACTTGCAAATGGTTATGATAAATCCCGTCTGGATAATAGCAATGCTCAGTTGAATGATTCGATTCACAATATGCAGGAAAATGAAAAACAGCTAATGGAGGATGTAAGCAATAACATTAATTCGTTCCGTTATGATGATTATTTTACCCGTATTAGGGGGCCTTTATCGGATATATCCTATTTCCTGAATCATATTTACAATAACATGAAGGGCTTGAATATCCCTATTGGCTTTTCCCTTACTCTCACGATTGCCATGCTCTGCATTGGCTATTATCGGTTCAAAGGGGGTACATAGATGTTTCAATTTTTTGATGCGGTTGCCGGGTTTGTTGAAACTGTGGTTGGCTTCATTGTTAACATGATTGCAACGCTTATCCTTGTGATTGTTAACATTGTCCGTTCTGTCGGCTGGCTGGTGATGTGCCTTTCCTATCTCCCGCCCTGGATGGTTGGTTTTGTGGTTGTCCCTATCAGCCTTGCAGTTGTGTTCCAGATTCTTAATAAGGGGTCGTGATTATTATGATGCGTGATTTAATTGATTTTTGTATCTTTATTGTTTCAAAGATTGCTGTCCTTTTGTTTGGCAGTGATTTAGGAGGATATTCATATGGTGATTTTTTGGTCGCTGTCCTTGTTGTTTCTGTGTTTGTTACTACGCTTGTTATTTCCTTCCGTGGTGCGGGAGGCAGTCCATCTTCTGTGGTTCGTCCGCCTAGGGCATCTAAACGTAGTGGTGGTTCTAAGTAGCTTTATCCTGCTCTCCTGCCCTCTCCTGGCCTACGCGGATACAGCTACACCTTCCAACGCTTCCAGGCCGCGCAGGGAAACAGAATTGGTAAGATATGAGGATGCTATACCTGTTGCATCATCTTCCAACGCTTCTTATACGGATTTGGATTTATTGGTTGATGATAGGACCTTAATGGATATTGATGATTTTGAGGATTTAAAACGTGATGATTTACTCCGATACATTTTATGCGAACTTGTTGCTATTCGTGATTCTTTTGGCGGTCCCGGTCTTGCTTCCTCCTCGGATGCTGCGCTTTCTTCCCTGGAGGATGCGCAGGATGTTTCTGACCTGGAGGAAGGCCCTACAGATATTATTCCTATGGACGCCCCTGTCCGTTCGGCGCGTTCGGTTTCTGCTTCTGACGATTATGTTAATGTACTTCGTTATGATGTTTCTATCTCGGGCCAGGAATATACCCTTCTCTTTCCTCCTGAGTATGCGGATTCCCTTTATGTAGACAGCCGGGGCCGTCTGTTCAATGTTTCGGCTAATGCCATTCAAGGCCGTCTGGTGGATGGGAATTTTAATCCATATGCGCAGACAGGTAAGCTTGTGTATCTTACTCCTTGTCTTGGCAATAACTTTTACTCTATCAGGGAGTATGGCTCCCCCAACTATGTCAGGGAATATTATTGGAGTGCGGGCCGTCTCCAATACCGTGATACATACGTCAATATTCAGGTGAATCAATATCATCATATATTCAAGGTTTCTGACACGCTTACATATATCGTTGTCGTTCTGATAGGAGGTTGTTTGATATGTTTATGGAGAAAATCCTCGCGTTGATGGGGGATGTCCCTGTCCAGTTCTATCCGGTTTGTTATGCCTTTGGCTTCATTGCTTTTTTATGGATTGTGGATAAGTTCTTCCATATCTTTGTATCGCTGATAGACAGGCGGTGATTATATGAACCTTAGTATTGTTATGAAGGTTGTTGAATGGATGTTTCATGAGTTATCACTTCTGTTTGATATCCTTTGGAGACATTCCTACTGGGTGGGGATGTTTGTGATTGGTCTGCCCCTTCTTAAGAAGGTTGTAGATATATTTAGGCGACTTTTATAAATTAATAAGGAGGTGTTTGTTTATGTTGAAGATTAAGAATGCGGTTAAGAAGTATCGCTGTGTCCCTGTCGCCACTGGTGTTGCGTCTGTTGCTATGGCTTTCCCGGCTTTTGCTGAGGGGGCTACTCCGGCTACGGGCCTTGACAGCCTGTTAGCCACGTTTTCCGTGGTTACGGCCTGGCTCTGGAAGGAATGTGGGCTTCTGCTCACCTGGATTTTAAGCCAGCCTATCCTTTTGGCCGCCATGTGTCTGTTCTTCGCTGGCGCCGTGGTTGCGTTCTTCATGCGCATTTACCATCAGGTATGATTCAGAAGGGGACCCCGGTCCCCTTCCCCCATTGAGGTGATTTTATGATTGATTTATTCAACCTTTTTATAGATGTGATTCTGTTCCCCATGTCCCCGGATGCCTTTACCCTTGATACGAATATTATGTGGCAGTTCATGCTTTTAATCCTGTTACCCGTTGGCCTTATCCGTATCACGAAACAGCTTGTTAAGGGGGTGTTTTAATGTATGCGCTTTCTGTTCTACTCTTTGGCTTTGGCCTGTTTTGGATTGTCTTTTTTGCTTATCATTTCTTTAAGTATCGCAATCCATATAAGCTCTTTATGGTCTTTGGCAAGAAAGGTAGTGGCAAGACTACGCTCATGTGTAAAATGGCACTTAAATACCGTAAGAAGGGGTGGCACGTCTATAGCAACGTGCATATACCTGGAACTTATCACTTCGATACCGTTGATATTGGTGTTGCCCATTTTCCTGAAAATTCTATCCTGCTTATAGATGAGGTGGGCCTTGTATGGGATAACCGTAATTTCAAGTCCTTCCCGGAACACGTAAAGGTTTATTTCAAATATCAGCGGCAGTATAAACATATCGTGTATCTGTTCTCCCAGTCCTTTGATGTTGACAAGAAGATACGTGACCTTACTGACCATCTGTACATCATCCACAACTTCCTGAACTGCTTTTCCATTGCCAGGCGTATCACAAAGACAGTTGCCGTTGTCCATGCGGATAAGTCGGCCAGCGGTGAATCAAAGATAGTGGATGATTACAACATTGATTCCCTGCTCCTGGCCCCCTTCGGTTCCGTGCGTTTTACCTACATCCCGAAGTATGTAAAGTATTTCAATTCCTACAATCCTCCCCAGCTCCCGGAGAAGGAGTTTGAATACATGCCGTTCCCGGAACTGGTGAAACAGGGGAAGCTGGGAGCGCTCCGCCGGGCGATGGCCGGCGGACGCGTACAGCTTCATGAGGTCGTGAGGAAATGGAACCGTAAGAAACGGTGACCGACTTCGGACCCCTGTCTAATTAGGTCCGAAGTCCTGAAAAATTCTTTCACTTTGTATAGTTTTTTAACAATCTTTTAGGAGGTCCTGCTCATGCTTTACTACTTCAATCCGCTCCTTGAGGATGGCATATTTTATTCCTGTGATTCCCTCCGGTACTCTTTTGAGTTTCCAGACGTAGATACAGTTGAATCCTTCCTTTCCTTCCTCTCCCATCTTCCAGGCTGTACGCATTATCATTCTTTAAAGGATTTTGATTACCGATACCTTTTTGTATTTGGTATCAAAGGATTATCATTTTCCATTGGACTTTGTATGAATGGTGTAAAGAAAGAAACAGTTTTACAGGGTTTCCTGGACTTTAACCCAAACAAGATACTTGGTGAGATTGCTTATGATGATGGGTTCATGCGTACAAGTGTATCTCCTTTTGACCAGGAGGAAGTGGAATACAGAGGCCTGCAAAGCCAGATAGGACAGCTCCTAAGAACGGTCCTAAACGAACTGTTCCCCATGGTAGAAACAATAAAGATAAAAAGATGGGATTTAGCAGTGGACGTGCCATATGGCCGTGACTGTGTACAGCTTATCAAGGATAACAGGAAATACAGCCAATTTTACAAATCAGCGCAGGACTTTACAGAATATTTAGGATGTATGTCCGCTCCCGGCCGGGTAAAGGTCTACAACAAACAGATAGAGGCTGGCCTTGATTATCCCCTCACCCGGATAGAGGTCACGCTGGATAGCCTGGACTACATAGATTGCTGTCGCTGCTGGCCCAATGTCTATACCCGTAAAGTGATAGACCTGGCGGAATCAAAGGTCATGGTGCAGCTTCTCGCGGAACAGCCTGTTGACAGAATGGATTATTATCTCCGTCAGATGTCAGCGCCTACGAAACGTAGGTATAAGGCCCTGCTCCTGGACCGTCCCTTTGAGATTGAGGGTCCCATATTTAACAAGTTGCGCAGTCAGTTATTGAGATATCAGGAGGGAAATTTTTATGAATAAGCCAGTTGGAAAAATCAAAGTCAATGTTTACCTGACCACGAAGCAGTATGACCGCCTTTGCAGGTACATGGAGTTCTGTGAATGCTACTCCACCCCGGCTGAAATGGCAACAAGGCTTGTCCAGGTCGGCCTGGCCGAGGCAATCAAGCGTGGGGCGATTGAGGAGGATTAATATGACGTCTGAGGATAAAATTTATTTCTGTTCGGTTTTCTTTGTTGTTTTGCCGCTTTTATACTTTGCTATCCATAACTATTTTGTCCGCAAGCGTTCGCGTGGCAGGAAGTATACCGACTTGGACATGATTGTATGTTATGTTTACATGATTGCATTTATTCTGTTTTCCTTTTACTTTAAGTACATTGCTAATCTTTGAATTTTTTAAATAGAAACATGGCTAATACTGCGGCTCCTATGCTCCAAAAAGCTTTATTTGTAGCTAGTCCAATGATTCCATTAATTATATTTCTCATATGTGCTCCTTTCGCATATCCCCGGCATAGAGCCGGGGATTTTGCTGTCATAGTGCTTTTGGTAATATGCCTTTTGCTTCCAGGACTGCAATAAGTGTTTCAATAGCGTCATTTGCTTGTGCTATGTCTCTCCTGGTATCTCTTTCGGCTATTTTTACATCAAGGGTCAGATTATCAAGTTTTTTATGTGTGGCCTGTTCTTTGATTTCTAATACGGTTAGCCGGTCTTTCACTTTGCTGATTTCCTCATGTATGGGTTCCAATTCTTCTTTTAGCATTCCTCTGATGGCTTCTATTAACTCTTTATTTTCCATTTTGTTGTCCTCCTTGATAAAATGTTGCCTTAGGTCTTTAAAATCGCTTCTCGTTCATTCTGGTGCGTTTGTGGCCCTATTTCATGTTGATATCCCCATGTATATTTCCGGCTACAATTCCTTTGTTATGATTTATTTGGATTCCAGGTGTATTATTCATATCCCGTTGTATTAGGTCATTTACATACGCATTCAAGCTTTTATAGCCTTTGGCCTTCCAGTATTCTTCTATTACTGCTTTTTGGCCTTTGGGTACTTGTATGTTTAGGCGGTCATATTTTTCTTTCGTAAATTCGTTTTTGTATTTTGTTGCATTAAAGCTAGACATATTCCTCTCCTGTTATTCTTGTGCAAGATGCAAGATTATATATCTTTAATCTTGTGTAAGATGTCAATATTATTCTTGTGCAAGATGTGATAAGATATAGGTGTAACGATAAGTAACAATTAAGCGCTTAGTTAGTATCTATTTTACCACAAATTTAGTTAGTTCACAAGAATGATTTAGTTAGTGCATAAGGAGGATTTAATATGATGGATAAAAAGCGTATTCGCCAGACACTTAATGATTTTGTAGAACGGTATCTTCTTGGTGATGTTGATGGTGATTTCCGTTTTAACTATATTTGGATTCGTTCACAGTTGAGTTTTGCATTCAGCATTGATGCAATTACGATTGATGAGTTTGATGCTTTGTCTTCCGTTGTCCTTCACGCTTATAAAACTGACAGGAGGGGTCCAGAATGCGTAGACTTTCCAAGGCTCTCATAGAGCAGGAACAAAATGAAACCAGTGTGGCGATATGCCGGGCCATGGCCTTGCATGACCAGTGCCGTGTGGATGTTCTTCAATATCATTTCGCCCGCCTGGAACATATTTTGGCTTACCTGGACGAAAAGACGGATTCCATCCCGTCCATATCCAGTGAGGTCCAGACAACATAGCTTGTTCTCCGGGGTATCCTTTTTCGGCTCTGCCCTGGATTACATATAACAATCAATTAGTTAGTTGAGAAAGAGAGGTTTTGATTATGGTATATGAGATTTTAGGCATTGAGAGATTCGAGGGTATCTCTAAAAAGACTGGTAAGCCTTATGACTTCACCCGTTTCTATGCAGTTCCATCCAGACAGCCCGATAAAGTCCGTGGCCGCCGTGTGGAACAGGTTGACGTCTGGAACGGTGAATATGCCCCGGATATTTCTGGTATTCATCCAGAGGATTTTGTGGATATCTCCTATGGCCGCGGTGGTTTTGTCGAGGAATGCCGTCTGGTCGATTCTCCAAACTAGTGGAAGCGAAGTCCCCGGCCCCCGGTGTAGCCTAGGGGCCGGGAATACCCCCTTCCCCTTGACTACAGAAAGTGCCAGGTCCCTGGCAGTAGCGATTCATCATGCCATGGATGTGCCTACGGGGTCGCGAACATAAGAAATCAATAGAAAGTAGTGGTTGGATGAACATAGAACTTACGGAACGGGAACTGCGCTATCTTAACCGGGTGGTTAATGTCCGTCTGGATGAATTGATAGAACGCTGTGCCCGGATTCGCCGGATACGTTCTCTTGAGGATATTATTACCAGTGAGCGTTTTAGCATTGCTGAATCAGAAATTAAGGTCATGAAAGGGGTCCATGATAAGATTGCTGACGCCCTCTCTGACTGTAACATGTAACAAGCTGTATCCTTGCATACTTAATAAAATAAGCTAACTATTCGCGATAAGTCTAGTTTAACGAATAGTTAGCAGGGGTGAGGTTCCTTGTTCTTTCTATATATCAATATATCAATTCTTGATAACTCCCATTGTTTAAAATTGAATAAAGGATGTGATGTTTTATGTCTGTTGCCACTCCTTCTGAGGTCAGACCTTCTGACAATAAAGTCTCTGGCTTACAGTACTTACTTAATGATTATGAGTGGGAATTTGATACAGTCAGAATCTCTGGATACGTCCATTGATAATGCAAACATTTGCCATACTGCTGAAAATACGGCCAATATCGTTCCGTTGCTTTTGTGTGCCTTTTTCCTGCTGACTCTTATCCTTGGTTGTCTGCTTTGTGTTATATTCAACCGCTTCTTTAGAAATTGA